CTGTATCAGGTGAAGTAAAAGAACCTGCGTTTGCAAAAGTAACTATATCCCCTACTAATACATTGTGGTTACTTGTCGTTGTAATGGTTACTGTTGTTGATCCGTTGGTCGTTGTTATGTTTGATCCAGTAGAGTAGTTGTCTGTTTGTAAAGGTGTAATGTCATAAAAGCCACCTTCATAATAAATAACTAATAACTTATCAGTACCAATAGCTGAGTATTTACGACCATCTAAATCTGACCATACGTGTTGATCTCTAGCTGAACCAATAATAGATGCATAGCTACCTGATACCAAAGATGTCCAACCCCCTATTTTCTCAGGTTGTCCATATCTGAATCTTACAAAGTCACCATCGAACCATTGACCCATGGCCTCAGATTCCGTAGCTTGTTTGTTAAATCCTGGTCTTATCTGTACTTTTGTTAATGGCATATCGGTATTATAGCAAACTTAAGATGAAACTTAAACTCACCTAACTGCTCTCAACCACCTATCTTTTCTAATGTTTCATATCTAAATCTTACGTTATCACCATCAATCCATTCACCTTCTGCTTCTGATGCTGTTGTTTGTTTATTGAAACCTGGTTTAAATCCTAATTTTTTTAATGCCATAACTGTACAACTATTGAATAAAAGCCAATAATATAGTATTAAATATTTTAAAAAAAGAAATACATGCCCTTTCAATTACCTCTAAAAGTAGATAATTTATTTGTTTCTCCAGTCTATAGTTTAATCATGCCTGTTTATCTAAACCACTTAAATAAAATTAGTGATAAATATTTAGAAGAATCAAAAAAAATTAATATGCCTTTAATAGAAGAAAGGAATAAATTAATAGGTACTGATCTTAAGGATTTTGGAATGGTAAATCATTCTCAGTACATGGCAAATGATCCTGAATTAAAAGAATTTAAAACTTTTATTAAAGATACTTCATATACAATTTTGACTGAACAAGGGTATGATTTAACTGGTCATAGATTAACTTTCAAAGATCTATGGGTTCAAGAATTTCCAAAAGCTGGTGGCGGGGAGCATTGGCCACACGTTCACGAAAGTAGCCACATCTCAGGTTTTTATTTTTTAAAATGTTCTAAAAAAACATCTCGTCCAGTATTTCACGACCCTAGACCAGGTAAATGGATTACTGAACTTCCTTTAAAAAAAGAAATAGTAAAGTACGCATATAATAGGTTTGAGTATCCTGTTATTCCAGGAACCTTTGTATTTTTTAATTCGTATTTAACACATCAATATAGTTTAGATCCTGGTGTTGAACCATTTAGATTTATACATTTTAATGTACAGGCAATTAAAGAAGAAGAAATTAATACTTAATAATGCATATAGAAGAATCTATAGTTGTTGTAGAAAAATTTTTTTCTGAAGACTTAAGAAAAAAACTTTTAACCTTTATTGATTCAAAAGCCATTGAAAAATTAAAAGTACACGGTTCTTCAAAAGAAGGTAAAGATGAAAAGATTAGAGATGTCTTTGGTCATACTTTAGAAAAAAACAATTCAGAAGATGAATCTTATTTCGATTTAATTCAAAAAGAAATTAATAGGGCTTTTACTTTATACCAAAGTAAATTTGGATTTTTATATCCTCGTGTTGTTAATCAAGTTGATATATTAAAATATAATCAAGGCCAACATTATACTGCACATACAGACCACGATCAAAGAAGTCCAAGAACAATTAGTATTATAGTAAATTTAAATAAAGATTATACTGGAGGTGAATTAGTTTTCTATGATCCTCGTGTGTGGCGTAAAACTAAACTAAAAGAAATAAAAAAAATAAATATGAATGAAGGAACAATTGTATTTTTTCCAAGCACTTTCTTATTTCCTCACGCAATCTTACCTGTTACATCTGGGACAAGATATAGTATTGTGGTATGGTTAACTTAGAAAATTAAAATGCAAGATAGAAAACATAGTATCAAAGATTTTATAGGTGTCTACGATGGTTATATTCCAGACCAAGCGTGTGACGAAGCCATAGAACTATTTAAAAAATATCAAGAGTTTAATAAAGTATTTACTAGATTTACTTCAGAAAACATAACCCAAGACTTTAAAAATGATAAACAACTTTTTTGTACTCCAGAAATTTTAACTGATGAAGAGTTTAACGTTAATAAATTAAAATTTTTAATGTCAAACTTTGATATTGCTTTAAGACATTATTATACTGAAACAAATATTAAAAAATACGTTGGAGAAAACATTTTCACTGACTATGTCAAAATTCAAAAAACCTTACCTTCACAAGGTTATCACGTATGGCATATCGAACATAGTTGTTCTAGAGAACAAATAAAAAGAGTTTTAGTATATTCAATTTATTTAAATGATGTTGAAGAAGGTGGTGAAACTGAATTTTTATATCAATCACAAAGAGTTAAACCTGTAAAAGGTAGAATAGCCATTTGGCCCGCTGGTTTTCCATATGCACATAGAGGCAACCCTCCTTTGTCTGGGGAAAAATATATACTTACTTCTTGGATTAGTTATAAAGATGATATTTATAAAAAATAATTTTTTAGATAAAAAAGATTTTGAAGATTTAAAAATATTTTCTAAATCAAAAATAAAATACTTTCCTCAATATTTTGAAGGCACCGAAGAAAAAACAGATAAAAATACTTATGGATTAAGATTTAATTTTTCAATTAAAAGTGAATTAGGTGAATGTTTATCAAAATACTGTTTAAAACATTTTAAATATAAAATAATAGAAGTTAGTGAATGTGGAATAGATAAAAGAAAACTAACAAAATATAACCCACATGTAGATACAAGATTAGGTGTAATGAATCTTTATTTACAAATAGAAGGCCAAACAAAATTAAATCACGGTTTAGGTATTTATACTAATAATAATTTAGATATCCATATTGGTTTTAAAGAAAACAGAGCTGTTTTATTTGACTCTAGTTTATTTCATTCCCCTTTAGTTGATGAAAAAATATGGAGAACTACTTTAACTGTTTTTATTAAAAAAGGATGTTTTATCTAATACTTACGTTTTAATTATCCAGAACACTAGGGTCTAGGACCTAACCTTGTGATTTTTTCTTCTATAGTTTCATCTGCAACATTATCATTGTCCCAAACTATTTGAGACTGATATACAGTTTCAGCTGAATTAAATTTATCAATAAAAATTTGAACTTCACTTTCATTAGATATTGTAACTATTTCTTTTGGATTCTTTAATTCTTTGTGTTTAGCTCCATCTGTGTGATATTGAATTGCGTGAATATTAGGGTCAATTGAAGACCAAAAATTTGAATCATCAATTGTATGACAACGTCTTTGTGGCCAAGTTTTATCTGATGTTTCTAAATAAATTGACTTATCTGATGGTATAACTGTTAAATGCATAATATCTCCTATGTTTTAATGATGTACATTACTGTTAAATAAGGTTGAATAACTGAATTCGCTGAACCAACAAAGTTAGCTGATAAAGTATGTGAATGGGTTCCCCCACCGCCTGTTGAAGTTGTATTTCCAGGAGGTGAGCCTCCTACAATTCTAGAACAACTTTTTCCAAAACCAGCACCACCACAGTTTGTATATGTTCCAAACGGTGAAAGTTGATGTGAGTGCGAAGGTATTTCGCAACTTGTTAAAGTGTGAGATCCTGTTGAACCAGAAATATTTCCAGTTGGTGCTACTGTATTTGCTCCACCTGTTGAACCAACAGTTTTTGTATTTGATTTACCTATAGCAACGTTATCTTGTAAATCAGGAACATTGAAAGTTGTTGAACCATCTCCAGATCCATAAGTAGTTCCAATAATTCCAAATAAAGTTGCATAAGTACTTCTTGATACAGCTGATCCATTACATTCTAAAAATCCTGTTGGTACGCTTGCTGTTGACCACGGTACAATCGTAGCTGTTGGAATACCTTCAATACCTGAAAGGTTTGCTCCATCAAAATCATATCTAGTTGCTTCGTAATTTGCCATTTATTATTTCTCCTTATAAGTCCAACCAGTTGTTGCATCACCAGAATAAACTAATGTGAAACCAGCACCTTGTGTATTGATAACTAAATCTGCTGCTGCATTTGCAATATTAGAACCATTTCTACCCATAGTTAATGCGTTTGTATTAAAATCATATCCTTGATCCACTACAGAAACTTCATCACCTGTAGCTGGAGAAGCTGGTAAAGTTAAAGTAAAAGCACCGCCATTTGTATTTGCTAAAATTTGTGCTCCTGGTTGTACTGTTTCTGCTCCAGAAATTGCTCTCCATTTTTTAAATTCTAAATCTTTTACAATGTCTGTTCCGTTTGCGTGACAAATATAAGAATGTCCTTCACACAATAAAAATCCTGTTTGTGAAGTTACTTTAAAAGTTAAAGTAAATCCTGCATGATCAGTTCCATCAATAACATTAAAAAACTTTTCAATACCTGTTGGAAAGTTTACTGTTCTATTAGCTGCAAGCGTTCCAGTAAATTTTAATGTCATATTTCTAGCATTTGAAATTGTTGCATCGGTCATATCTAAAGTAACATCTGCTGATGCTACGTCTATTTCTTGATATCCTGCAATACCTTGTTGAATTAAATTTAAATTTGTATTTGTTTTATCTCCCCATGTACCAGCGTTTTCGCCAGTAACCATGAGTTCTAGTTTTAGATCTGTAGAGTATGATGATGCCATATGTTTTTATTTTACCATTGTTATGCGGCTAGATCAACCTCGGTCCAAACATTGTTTACACCTAAATCAATCTCTGCCCATGCCGTAATGTTAAGCGAACCAATATTAGATGTCAATGCTATGCCTGTTAAACTAATATTAGCCGCACCCGTAATAGTTACTGAGCCAATTCCGCTTGTTAATTGTTGTCCTGTAACCCCTACTATTTGTTGTGGTATTTCTGCAGGTGTACCAAGGCCTAAAGTCATAGCTTGACCTGTTACAGGTTCATTAGTAGATT